CGGATAATGACAAGTATGCTTCCAACATTCGATCATCTACCAATGTTATTGTATTCGATGATTTTGGAAACACTTCTCCATCTTTCATGGATTTTTCACCAGTTTATCGTTTGATTCAAACGATTAACAATGCTTTGTTTTTGGCCCCGATGGCGGAAGCTTTTATGAAGGGAAAAGTAGCTCTCCATCCATGGATAGTTATGGTCACAACTAACGTTGAACACTTGTTGGCAGAGAAATATTCAGAAAAGCCAGAGTCGGTGCTACGTCGTCTGTTTCATGTTAAGGTTCTCGTAAAAGAAGAATTCCAGACTAATGGAAAGTTGGATTCAAGGAAAGTTGAGGCGAAGTTTGGTATGAAACGTGAAGCAGATATTTGGACTTTAACAGTACGTGAATGTGTTGTAGGAGAGGCAAAATTCTCCAATTCAAATAAGAATATGTACGAGTTACGACCCATTGAATTTGAAGGTCAGTCCATGGAAGGCGTCGATTTATACAGGTATTTAAAGTGGGCACAAGTTGCGTCTAAGGATCATTACGACTATCAGGCAAAACTTGTTGAAATGAATACAGTTGAAAAGTCAAAGTGTTGCACCAAGTGTGGATTTGCTTTTTGTGGTTGTGAAAAGGAAGAGGGAGTAAATCGCATATCACGTTTGCCAACCGAAACCGATGAGACGATATTACCAGCCGAGAGAACTTTTGATGAGGAAGTGAACGCGTTGCGTGTATTGCTTGGAATTCCAAAACATGAAGAACAAGCTTCACCTTTGTTGCGAGCAATATTGAGGAACATATTTTGGTATTGTGTTGGCTATACATTAGGTGTCGTGTTCCATTTTGTTATAGCTATACTGCAATTACCTAGTGAGTCACGTATTCCTACAGTTAAATTTTTGTTCGCGTGGGCGCGCAATTACTTAATTGCTTGGAGAGATAAGTTTCGACGAACTACTATGTGGAATTTATATTATTTTGCCAGATGGCAACGCCAGAAACGGTGGAATATGCGTGCGTTCTTTTATAGGTTGCACGTTTACACAACAGAAGATCTGTTAGCACTTGAAAATTGGTATAACGATTCGATTTTTGATTGGGTTGCCTGGGTACCGGAAAGTTTCATTACATCTCCCTGGGTCACACACTCGGTTTTGTATGCAAGGAGGTATGAAATTTTGAATAGAAAATGGAAGGTTGTATTTTTGTATTTGTACTGTTTGTCAGTGTGTGTTCTTTGGATCATTAAGGGATGGTACTTGTCGGCAATAGTAGTGTTTTATTGCATTGTGTGTTGTGTCTCAGTTATATATTATTGGGAAAAATCGGCCATTCGAGAAGAACTTTTGTCACGCAATGATAATTTGCCTAAATATGTGAAGATGATGAAGGAACACTCGTGCAAAATATTTGTGGGTAGTG